CACAAGACATCGCCGCCCTCGTTAGCAGTGGGCTTAACCCACTGCCAACCACCTGTAGTAGAGACTGGTCGCTACAGGCCGACCATCCACATCGACATCATGTGATGTGAACCCTCCGTTCGTCTTACGACGAGCTTCTCTTTCGAGCGCGAGCAACGTTAGGGGGCCAAGGCCACCTTTCACACTGCTTAGCGTTCTGAAAAGAATGCCACCATCCGATGACGGATCATCACGGTACGAGTGGTGAGCCTTGTAGGCCCACACCTCCATCCGTTGAAGGTCCGCATTCCAGCGGGTGCGCGGGAGAGTCGAATCGTCCGTTTCCATTCCTACACAGTCGGTGCCCGAAGGCACGTATGTGACGCCGAGTCTCTTGAGAGAGTCGTCGATCCAACTTAAGGTGCGACCGAGGTCATCACCGATTGGAGAATGGAACAACTGATTCCGAAAACTGACGAAACTTGTCAGTTCCTCGATGTGTTGCTTCGAGGTGGGAACGCGTTTCCGCAGGTAGACCGGCTTGACCGGGTAACCTAGGAAGCCATCGAAACCACACGACTCGCGGAAGCCTCCGTAAAAGAAGCTCTTCGAGTAGTTGACCTTAAGTCCAGCGGACTCAAGGCCACTCGCAGCACGTATTGAGTAGCCCACGGGGACAATTATGTCATCCCCGTAGACAGACAACCCTGACCCACGGACCCCCCACCTCTTAATGGTGGAAGGCCGGAAGTCATTCTCCATCCTGCAGATCGCGGTAACGACCAAGGTAGTAAATACCATGGCCTCAACCGGGAACGTAAGGGCGGAGCCCATCGATGCGAACTTGCGCGGAAGCACAAGTTCACCATCCGGGAGCTGTACGAACGGAGTCCGCGAAAGCCGAAGGAAGCGCAAGAAGGCCGGATTAAACCGGAACAACTGCTCAACCAGGGCAAGCGAAACCCGATCTGACGCATCGGAGAGATCGATAGTAGCCAGATGGCCACTACGAGAGCCCTCCTCCGCGCCCGCACGATTGTAGTCTTGATAGCGGAAACCGCACACAAGTCTACGCGATTCGAATTCCTTTGACAGGTTGCTCATGAGCGCCTGTTGTAGGAACTGATTGTAGCTCGGTTCGATGCAGATAAGCCTAGGCTTCTCTGCTGTCTTCGGAACTGCAACCAGCCTCGACGGAACCGTCCCCCGAAGGGGAGGGCGATCGTTGAGGTCGGACCACGTGCCGCGGAAGAACTCGTCTCCCGCGAGGGAAGCGGCCTGCTCCGAGATGAGAGTAAAATCCCACCTCGAATTAGGTCCAAACTTCTCTGATACAGCACCCGGGCCGTGCCGTCCTTTTAACGGGGCGGTCATGGCCGAACCAATCGCTGCGCCAAACAACTGTTGCGCAACGAAAGGTGCATACGGATCGATGTCTTTCGACAATTGATCGGCGGTCGGAAGTGACTTATCAACATCAAGCCACTTTTTGATCGCAGACTCGACGCGCTCGTCGGAGCAGACCTCGAAGATCTTCTTGAAGACCCTCGAAATCTGCCTGATCCAACGAATCGCATGTATGCTGGGTGATTCACGCAACGCACCATCCGTCTCGAAGATTTGCTTCCAAAGATCCCTAAGGAACTCTGGATAAGCGCACCTCGACTCCCACCCCACGAAAGCGGGGAAGAATCCGTCTCGAAGACCTTCAATTAAGAGGTCGTCGAGGCGTGGAAGTGCTATCTCAAGAAAGGGCAAGCCCTCTTCTGAGAATCTTCGAGTGACAGTTTCTATGTCACGTGATGGGTCGAATCTCAATGCATCTCCTGCGTCAAGCAGAAGATGCACTAGGAGATCAACTTGGCTTTTCATCATGCCCCCTCCAAAGGGTGTCGTGATCCAAGCCAGAGATGGAAGACGGGGGGGAAGGTCCCCCCCGTCCCGATACTAGCCGGCTGAAGTAGCCGGCCGCCTCGTGAGAGCCACTCCAAAAACTGCACCTAGGGCTACGCCCGTGGTGCCGGAGAGGAAAATGACGGAGATCAGAATAATGCTCTCCATCAGTTCTCGTTACCCAGTTCCTTCTTAAGGTTCTGGTTGGTTGAGGCAGTCAGGTACGTGAACAGCGCCGCCGCCAGCTGCTCGGCCACCGTGTCCGAAACCCCCGTGAGGGGGCGGTTGGAAATCACGGTGATCGAATGACTGTCACTACGGGAAAGTCCCGTAATGGGGTCGACGATGATCACGTTCTCGCGAAGAGACACCTTGTTCGAACGGCGCGCCTTGGTGGCGCTCGGCTCGATGGTGAGCTTCGTGACACCGTCAGCACTTGCGAAGGTTCCCACCGTCGTTCCCGTGAGGTAACGAGGGAGGGTCCGCGCAATTGCGTTGACGGTAACTGTCTGTGGATCGGTAAATGCCATCTCTGGGCTCCTGCTCTGTGTTCAATTGTTGAGCCCTAAAGCTCTGTTCAATTGTTGTGAAATTGTCGGTGTGAAGTTGTATCACCGCGCCCGGGCTAACCCAAGAGCGACTAGGATCGCAAACTGTGAAGCATTCAAGCTTCCCAGCTGCGTACCGAACCCGAAAGGGGTTGCTCTCTCACGCGTACGTTGCCTTGTGTTATGAATCCCATTGGGGCGCACAACACTCTGCCAGGAATCCGCATAAAACGGATTCCCCAGCTTCACGAGTTCATAAGTTATGGACTCGGTCAGCTGTGTCGTAAAATACGCGTAGTCGATCGCATGCTTCCCCGATTGAGGGGAGTAAACATGCGCGTTGACTAGGTCATTGCCAATGTTGGCTGCCCAGTCAACAAGCCATGACCAAGGCGTCAGTTCCCACAAAAGAGTAGGATCATCAACCAGGCCAAGTTGCCGTAGTACTTCCTCCGCCTTCTCTACAAATCCTTTACTCCGTCTGTTCGGCTTAACAAGCGAACTGTAACGGGATGAGAATCTGTAATCCTCTTTGACGAGGGTATTCGTACGTATGGTAGGTGTGCCGGCCGCAAAATTGGACCGAGCACGATCCCACCCCTGGAACTCAGTCATCCCAGAGAATGGCAGACCTCCCCACGTGCCCGTTGCGGTGCTATCTGTTTGCACAGAAGCTCCGTCCCAGGCTCGTTGGCGTCTGTTGCTCTCCGAGTAGACAATTCGATCCAGGCCTATCAGCACTGTTAGTGCCGATAGTATATCACGAATGAGAGGACTCCAGGAAAAGGTGACTCCGAGGTATTCAGACCCTAAGTATTTCAGGTCTGATTGCACCCCCCTCCAAAGACGGGGGTCCAACTTCGCAGTTCTCTTCCTGATGTTCTTGAGCACCGTCGGGACGTCTCCTCGCACCAATTCTAAAATGGTGACGAGGAGCGCGGCCGTATTGCGCTCAGGAGCGGTACTCGCGAACATATCATTCTGAAGCGCCTGCCTTTGGGCAGGAGTTGCTACAGATGCGGTGTGGTTAGGGGAAGGCAGCACGTTAATGCTAGCTCCACCCATCCGCGCAGGGTTCATTCCCGTTTGGAGAATGAGACGACCAGACCATTGCTGAGCATATCCAGTTTGGAATGCTCCGCCGGGGTCGAAACCCAAATGAGTTGTTCACGAGGAAACAGTTGATCTCAGGCAACATCCTCAGCACTTTCGTGCTTTGGAACAGGTGCCCGGAATCAACTCCGGAATACCTATCCATGGACACACTCCCAGATGCTGTTTCAGCAGGGAATGCTGCCTGAATGACGTTCTCATAGTAGCGCTTACGCGCCGCCAGAGCATCGCCAATCGGGCCACCTCCAGGAGGTGGCTTGATGCCCCATCCGTCAAATGACGGGGCTCCAGGTATCGGATCGGAAGAGAAGTTATCTCCCGTCCGCCATGAGTAGATGTACTCAACCAGTTGGTCGTACCACCCGTTCCACGGAGTGGTATCATACAGAGTCCCAGTAAAACTGGGATGGTTGGAATAAGCGCCACCGAAGTAGCGCTTCTCCCTTCCCCTTCTGCTGAGTACATACGGCAAGTGAAATCTCCTTTCTGAGATTCGACGAGGCCCCCTGAGG